TTAAGACAAATTATTCTTGAAGAAATAAAACTCTTAGGTGAAAAAGGAAAAGTCTGTAACCCTGATTTATTTGGTGATAAAGCAACTCATTATGATAAAAAGAAAAAAATGAAAGTGAGGATATATACATCAGTAAAACCAGTTAAAAATATAGATGGTGACATACTTTTGTCAGCCGAAATAATGGATGGAAAATATAAAGGGAAGATGACACAGGTACGTGAGAAAGATTTAAAGTTAATAAAAAAATAAGGATTAAAATGAAAGAAACAGAATTAAGGAATATGATCAGAGAAGAATTATTGAAGGAAGTATCTCCTGATAAATCTATAACACCTTATATTAAACGTGTAGAGAAATTAGAAAAAGAACTTTCTAAGTTAAGAGATGATTTTGTTAAAAAATATTCCGTCGATGGTAATTCAAAATTAAAATCCATTATTGGTATGGAAGGCAAAACATTTGTAGCCACCAGTGTTAGAAACAGTTTTAATAAAGCTAAATTAGGTCTTGAAGATATAAAACTCAGACTCGATGATTACTGGGTTAAGAAAAGGGCTGAAAAATATTAGGTCAATTATTAGGCTTGAAATTTAATAAAATATAAGATAATGATGAAAAAATTAGATTTACAAAAAATTATAAAAGAAGAATTAATTGATATTCTAAAAGAAGAGGACGATCTTCATCGAGTAGATGTGTTTATAATTAAAGATCCAAGTCGTAGAGGTGAACCAAAACAAGTTCCCGCTAAGAATTTTGATGATGCTATGAAAAAAGCAATTAGTATTGCCAAGCAAGTTAGAAGTGGAAATTATAAGGAAAACGGTGAAGTTGGATTTGTTTATGTAGCTGGAAACGAAAAATTAGGTGTTACACATTTTGATGAAAAATATCAGGATCATTTAGACGTACAACAATTTGGTGGAGAAAGAAGTGATTTTAAAAAATTCCATGTTTTGGGTTATAAAGTAGGAACGACAGGACCACCAAAAATAGTTAAGTGGTAATTTTGTTTTTAATTAAAAAACATGTATAAGAAACTATTTGTGTAAAAACGGATGGTTTCTTGTATTTTTATATATTTATTATTGAGTAAAAATTAACAATTAACATTTAACATTTAACAAATGAATCAGTCTGAAAGATATTATTAGATATATTTAGGTCTCATATGACCTAGGTATTTTTTTTTGCTAAATGTTATAAATTAAAAAGGAGTTATTATGAGTGGAATTAACAGAGATCTAATACAAAAGAAATTAGCTCAATTACAGGCCAGTTCAAACAGAAATAATTTATTATGGAAGCCAGAACCAGGTAAAAATACAATTAGAATTGTGCCTTATCAACATCAAAGCGATTATCCATTTTTAGAATTATATTTTTATTATGACTTAGGTAATAAGACTTTTCTTTCTAATCAAACGTTTGGAGAAGCAGATCCAATTGTAGAGTTTTGTGAGGATTTAAAAGCAACTGGTATCAAAGAAGATTGGCAACTATCCAGAAAATTAGAACCTAAAATGAGAACTTATGTTCCTATTATTGTTCGCGGAAAGGAAAAAGAAGGAGTTAAGTTTTGGGGATTTGGAAAAGAAATTTATCAAGAATTACTTAGTATTACTGCTGATCCCGATTACGGTGATATAACAGATTTAAAAGCTGGTAGAGATGCAGACGTGGTATATCTTACACCAAAAGAAGCCGGTAACCAATATGGTTCCACAAAAGTAAGAGTAAAACCCAATATTTCAGAAGCAACAGATGATCCTGAAGTTGAAAAAGCCGTGTTAGAAGATCAACCTAATATTTATGATGTGTTTAAGAAAAGAACATATGATGAATTAAAGGAAGCATTGGAAAGATGGTTAGATCCAGAAAAATTTGAAAATGAAAAATCTGTGACTAATGAGAGAATTGAAAAGGCACGAAAAGCCAATAGTACTTCAGAGGACGAGGATAATCCTCCAATGGGAGATAATAATCCTCAAACTAATGAGACTCCCGATGACCTTCCATTTAAAGTAGAAGAACCTACTAAAGATGAAGAAAAGAAAGTAACTGCCCCTTCATCCGAATTGGATGCCGAATCAGAATTTGACAAGTTATTTGATAACTAAGTAATGTTATGGCAAAAAAGAATGAAAGTAAAGACTTAGAAAGGGATAGTCTTGCCAGTATATTACAGGATTCTATTAATTCAAGTTTAAAAAAGGGTGATGATAATGTTGCCCATTTTTTAGACGGATTAGACGAAGTAGCTGCAAACGTTACGGATTGGATTCCGACAGGAGCAGATACATTAGATATTGCTATTTCCAACAGACCACATGGTGGACTTCCTGTAGGTAGAATAGTAGAAATAACAGGCTTGGAGGCGAGTGGGAAATCCCTACTTGCCGCCCATGTCATTTCAGAAACTCAAAAGAAAGGTGGAGTAGGTGTTTTTATAGATACTGAGAGTGCCGTGAGTCAAGAATTTATTTCTGCTATTGGAGTAGATCTAAAGAAAATGATATATGTTCAAATGGAAGCACTTGAGGATGTGTATCAGACAGTCGAAAATATCGTCAATAAAGTTAGAGAATCTGATAAGGATCGATTAGTTACAATTGTTGTAGATTCTGTTATGGGTGCCTCTACTAAGAAAGAATTACTAGGGGACTATGATAAAGAAGGATGGGCAACCGATAAGGCTATTCTTTCTTCTAAGGCAATGAGAAAACTCACAGGTTTAATATCATCACAGAAAATACTATTGATATTTACTAATCAGTTGAGAACAAAATTAGGTGTTATGTTTGGTGATCCTTGGACGACTAGTGGTGGTAAAGCATTAGCTTTTCATTCTAGTGTTCGTTTGAGATTAAAAGCAATGGGACAACTAAAAGCTACAGTGAATGGAGTTGAACAGACTATAGGTATTAAGACTAAATGTCAAGTTATTAAGAACAGGGTTGGACCTCCTATGAGGTCAGCTGAGTTTGATATTATGTTTGACAGTGGTATTAATAACTTAGATGGTTGGTTAAATGTGATGAAAGCATACAAACTAATCAGACAAGGTGGTTCATGGTATACTTATGAGAAGACATCCGGTGAAGAATTAAAATTTCAAGCCAAAGACTTTTCTGAAAAGATCCTAAATGACCCTTTATTGAAAGAAGAAATCTATACAAAAATTTGTGACACTCTTATTATGCAATATAGTTCTGAGAATTTTTCAGTGGATGATATAGAATTAAGTGATGATCCAATACCAGAGGATTAATGATAAACAAAAGATATTCTGAAATCTTAAAAAGAATCTCAGAAAAACCATCCGAGACTAGAGGAGTTGATAGTAAAATTCTTTTAGTAGATGGATTAAATTCCTTTATAAGGGCATTTGCTGTTAACCCTACTATTACAGATGATGGAATTCATGTTGGGGGTATTGTCGGTTTTCTTCATACAATTGGATATGCTATTAAAGTTATAAAACCAACGAGAGTTATAATAGTATTCGATGGACCCGGTGGTAGTGTTCGTAGAAAGAGTATATATCCAGAGTATAAAGCGAACCGGGAAACCCCAACACGAATCTCCAGAATGGATCATTTTGGTTCTGTTGAAGAGGAAAAAAAGGCTAAAAATTATCAAATTAAAAAATTAATAGAATATTTAAAAAATCTACCATTACAGTATATTGTAGCACATGACATAGAGGCAGACGATGCCATAGCCTATCTTGCAAATGAATATTTTGATAAGAGTGAATGTGTTATTATGTCTACTGATAAAGATTTTTTACAATTGATAAATGATAGAGTTACCATTTGGAGTCCTACTAAAAAGAAAATTTATACTAAAAATACATTGAAAGAAGAATTTGGAATTTCAACTGAAAATTTTTTAATGTATAAAATGTTAATAGGAGATAATACTGATAATATTAAAGGGATTAAAGGAATAGGTTTAAAAACTATATTAAAACGGATTCCTATAATGTCCGAGGACGAAGAAATAACTATTGACAAACTGTTGAATTTTTGTGATAAACAACTTAATTTAAAAGATGAAAAAGATAAGTTAGTTAATAATTATAAAATATACAGAGATGTATTAAACAATAAGAAGATATTAGAACTTAATTATGATCTAATACAACTTAAAGATGTAGATATTTCTAGAGATACTAAATTTATTATCTCAAATCAAATTAAACAACCTATTAATAGACTTAAAAAGTATTATTTTTTACGTCTCATGTTAGAAGACAAATTAAACGTTGCATTGAAGAATCCTGATTTTTGGATCAAGGAAAATTTTATTTATTTAGATGGGTTTGCTAGTGAAACTCATATTTAAATCAAGGATATATATTAATGAGTGAAATAAAAAGGTTGTCTGATTATGGTTATTCTTTTCAATTAAAACTCATTATATCACTTCTTACGGATTCTCCCTTTTTACAACAAATAGTCGATATTTTAGAAACAAGTTATTTTGAATCTGAAGCCAATTCATTTATTATAAAGACGATAAAAAACTATTTCTTTGAATATAAATTATCTCCTACAATGGAGGTTATGATTGTTAAGATTAAGGAAATTGAAAGTGAATTGTTGAGAGAATCTGTTAAATCTTCTTTAAAAGAATCTTATACACATATAGAAGATACAGACTTAGAATTTATAAAAAAGCAATCTATAGATTTTTGTAAAAATCAAAAATTAAGACAAGCTATTGTAGATTCAGTAGAGTTACTAGAAGAAAGTGATTATGATGGTATTAAAGTTAAAATCGATCAGGCTTTAAAATCCGGAGTAGATCGGGATATTGGACATAACTACAAACAAAATGTAGAAGAAAGATACAATGAAGAAGCCCGAATGGCAGTAAAAACTGGTTGGCCTCCGTTAGATGAACTATTAGATGGTGGTTTGGCAGCAGGTGAGTTGGGTATAATAGCAGGTGGACCTGGTTCAGGTAAATCGTGGTTATTAGCTGCAATAGGTGCAACAGCATTGAAGCAAGGAATAAAGGTTATTCATTATACTTTAGAATTGAGTGATGTTTGGGTTGGAAGAAGATATGACTCTATTTTAACAGGACTTCCTATTCAGAATTTAAAATTTCATGTGGATGAAATAAAAGAGAAAGTAGAAAAATTAAAATCTGATTTAATAATAAAGTATTATCCTAGTAAAACAGCCTCCTTAATTACATTAGCCGCACACGTAGATAAATCCATTTTAATG